TTCATTACAATTTGAGCTAGATAATAGTAGAGATATGCCACAGGAAGTGATGGAGTGGCTTGTCGAAAGAATTCAAACATTGAAAGAAGGATCAAATGTCGTTGATAGGAACTGAGTATATTCCGTATGTTGCATCTTTGATAGGTGCAGGATTGTTTGTCATAGGATACTGGACTGGTCGTAATGTCGGCGTTGATATAGGAGCTGGTGGGATGTTTGATAATCTGAGAGACAATGGATACATTACCACTGTGACAATGTATGATAGTGATGGTAATGAGGTTGAGGAGTTAGTACCGCCTAAATGAGTGAACCTTTATATGATGATGATATGAATATTGTTAGACCATCTACGGTACAGAAGCAAACTCCTCTCCATGACATAACTTGGTACGTTAAATGGATAGGAACTATAATGTTAGTGTTTGCTGTAAGTGCTCGTTCAATAGGACCTGACTTAGTGTCAAACTTAGTTGACCAGACATTTAGTCTTTTAGGACTACTGTGCTGGTTCTTTGTAGCATTCAAATGGCACGACAGAGCTCTGATGACTGTCAATGCTATATGTCTTCCATTATTATTAGCAGGTATCATAAAGTCATTGTTTGTGTAAGCAATGCAAAAGGTAAAGTGGTTCGACTTAAACAAACAACCAAAGAGCGAGCCTCCTCCTCGACCTGATGGTCAGTATCTAATTGATCGATCTACAGCTACACAAAAGCTGTTAGAGAAGTGGTCTAAAGGACCACAAAAAGGACTCCAAGAGATAGAAATACCGTACGAGGCAAATAGACAGACTCGTCTATGTCTCGTTATGTGTCCTGAGTGGGATCCTGGATTCCCTCACTATGGTATTGCTAAGCTAGCTGGTGTAGCAAAGAATGCTGGGTTTCCTACTAAGGCATTTGATCTCAATATAGAGGCATATAACGATTATATGCAGAACTGGGATATTGAATGGGATCCTTGGGCTGGAACGAGAGACTGGCATTGGACTGGCAATCAATACTATGAAGACCTTCATGAGTTAGTGAAACCTATCCTTGATAGTGGTATACAACGAATATATGAGTTCAATCCTGATCTTGTTGGATTTAGTTTGTACTACTGTAACAAAGGACCTACTGACTATATGATTAAACAGCTCAAGAAAGCTCTTCCAGATGTAAAGATCATAGTAGGTGGACCTCAGACTCATATGAGTCATTTCAAGCCAGATGATATATATGACTATGTTGCTAATGGTGAGGGTGAGCAGACTCTTCTCACTACATTGTTAAAACTAGAGCAAAAGCAAGAGATACCATATACAGAGATAAAGAATACATCTAGGATTATACGACAGGATGAGGATAAGAGGTTCAGTCTTGATAAACTACCATATCCTGACTATAGCGATCTACCTATGGGTAAGTACGTATTCTCTAATGGTGCTCTGTGTGCTATTAGTAGAGGATGTATTGCTAAGTGTACATTCTGTGAAGAGACTCATTTCTACAAATATAGACAGCGTACTGCTGTATCAACATTAGATGAGGTACGATACATGTACTATACGTATGGTACAAATGTATTCTACTTCGTCGATAGTCTTATGAATGGTAATCTCAAAGAGCTGAGAGCATTTTGTGAAGGAGTCAAGGCTGAGGGACTCAAGATATATTGGAGTGGATATGCACGATGTGATGGTCGTATGGATAAAGAATACTTCAAAGTACTAAGAGAGGGTGGATGTATAGCTCTTAACTATGGTACAGAGAGTGGATCCCAAGAAGTATTAGATGCTATGGATAAGAAGGTCACTATAGAAGAGATGGAGGCTAACTTCCGTGATGGATCGGATGTAGGTATTGAGGCACAGACTAATTGGATAGTTGGATATCCAAATGAGACTCCTAAGATGCTTGAAGATACATTAACATTCTTATGGCGCAACAAAGATTATGGATTGATAACAGTATCGCAAGGCAATGGATTCACTGTCAGCGTAGACTCTATCGTAGGACAGAACTTTGATAAGTTTGAGCTTGCTCCTGTATATTACTATGATCATTGGATCAAGAAAGACTTTACTGCTAGTATAGCTCACAAACTGATAAAGATGAAGACGTTTGTCATATTCACAGAGGCTATGAAACCTCTTATGAAAGAAGAGTGTGCTATGCCTCATAGACCAAATCTAGCTTTGAAGCACTATAGAATGAGATTCTATGATGATACGTTGCATAAGGATATGGAATATGACTACAGTGATATCAATTACAATATTATAGATCATGAGTGTCCTTTTGCTAGATCATTAATGAATGAGATATGGCCATTCTTGAGAGCATTGTGGAGAGGACGTGGTGGATATAAATTACAGTTAAAGTTTAGACCTGAATTAGAAATGGAAGAGTGGGGTGAGCGTAACTGGGCACCAATATGGGCTAACTACGCATTTGATATTGATCACGATGGACGTTGGAATGCTCATTTTGTATTTAACTACATGCAGACTCATACAGATCACGTATACACAGAAGACAATAAATCTGAACCAGGTCCTGTTTGGAAGATAATGGAGTTTAATTTTCCAGAGATGAATAGTGCCTCATCATTTAGAGCTAGGAAGCTAGCATGGAAAGGTGATAAGAGTAAAGAAGGGCTTGATCCATGGAATGCATGGTCTGAGGAATCCTTCGAGAAAAAGAAAGACTACTATGGCAAGATGAAGTATAAAGACTTTAGCTTTAAGCATAAATATGTTGGAAAAGGTCACTGGACTCATTGATGAAACAGATACTAGTATCATGTCCTCCAATATCAGATAACTTTGCGTACTATCCATACATTGACTTGATAGCACGAGACGAACTACGTGACTATGACGTACAGTTCCATCAGTGCATATATCATAGATTCACACCAGACACAGTAGGAGATTTTGATGACATCCTCATTCAGACAGATGTTTTATTACTTAGTTGTTATATATGGAATTTCCAGCTGCAGCTTATTCTTACTAAGCGGGCCCGTATCGTTAATCCTTCCATATTGGTTGTTGCTGGTGGTCCTCAGCTTCATAGACAATACTACGATTGGTTCGACCACAATGTCGTCGGGGAGGCAGAAGGTGCATTACAACAGATCATTGATGGTACAGCCGAGCACGTAATCAATACACCTCGTAAGACTGACTTTGAGAGGTCACCGTACATCAACCAGCTACCAGCTTTGTTAGATATAAAAGACGCGTCACCTAATCCTCTTGGCATCATATTTGAGACATCTCGTGGATGCCCATATGGATGTTCATATTGTGATTGGGGATCGCTTACTTTATCTAAGGTACACTTCTATGATATGGAGAGAGTCAAGAGCGAGCTAGAGGTGATATGTAGAGAGGTTAAACCAAACTATCTATTCCTTGCAGATGCAAACTTTGGTATTGTGGAGAGAGATGTCGAGATAGCTCAGTTCATAGCATCTATGAAAGACAAGTATGGATATCCTAAGTCATTCTACTATAGTGTCAGTAAGAATAATGCAGACCGTAACTTTAAGATAGGTAAGGTATTGTACGAAGGAGGAGTCGTCGACAACTATATTGTATCCGTAGTTCATGCTGACAGAGATGTTCTAAAGATAAACAGCCGTGGTAATATCAAGACAGAGCAATTCAAGAAACTATCACAAAAGTGTGTAGATAATGGTCTACCTACTCAGACTCAGTTAGTTATGGGTATGCCTGGTGATACAATAGAGAAGTGGTTTGATAGCTTCTGCGAGACGTTTGAGTGGGGATTGCATGCAGAGACTAAACCATACTGGTATAACGTACTACCAAATGCTCCAGCTAACAATAAGAAGTTCTGGGACGAATGGGACATAAGGACTCAAAGAGTTATATTCTCACAGGCTAGACTCAAAGCTGATGATGAGCTGATAGACAAGACAGCAGAGATTATCGTACAGTGTAAGAGCTTTAGTATAGAGGATTGGATTGTGATGAATAAGCACTCTAGGTGGTTACAAGCACTCCATAACTTTGCTCTACTAAGAAATGTAGCAATGTACTATAGACACGTCATAGGACAGTCGTATAAGGAGTTTTACACGGCTATAATAGACTACTTGTGGTCAACTGACCTGGGACAGCAGTATAACTCACAATACGACTCATACCTCCGTAAATTGCTAGATACACGATATCAAGAAGAATATGTACCATTTGAGTTCAATGGTAGAGAGATGAATATAGAACCAGAGGATGTGTTGTTCATGCACATACTAGACAATAAGGAACACTTCTATTGGTTAGTGAATAAGACATTTGGATATGACAGTGTGATAGTTCAAGATCTCATCAAGTATCAGAAAGATAGTATGATTGATATGTCATACAGTCCAGTAGATGGTCGTCGTGTTGCTATGGAGTATGATTGGATCCAATGGTTTGATCATCTAAGCGATAGTGCTACATTTATTGAGAAGAGAGATCCTCCACCCAAACAGAATCAAGAGTTGGTATATTCTACTAATCAGGTACACATCAAGGGTGCCACAGAGTTTACATCATCTCGTATACTGTGGCATAAGACCAATAATCAAAAACGTAAAATGCAATTGTATGCTAAAGCTATCTTAGGTCAGATAGACTTCAGAGGTGAGAGGACACAATTCAAAGACTGGAAGAGAGTATCGTAAGTAGTCTTTGTGAATATCTTACGTAGTAGTATTCTCTCTTTACCTTTCACATCCACATAGTGTGGTACTTTACTATTCACTAGAGCAAAGTCATAGTATATCTGAAACTGTTTCTCTTTATCCATATTATAGAACTCTAGTGGTTGATGACCTTTCACAGTGACTGCTATCCAAGCTAACGACTTAGGATCTCTATGTATTGGTACAGAACTTTCGGGTCCAAACCTGATGAATTGCCAATCCGTGTCCCTTTCAGGAAGATCAACGTCTTCTTCGAATTGTTTGCACCAGTCGTATACTGGACCTGAGCGTACTGCTCTAAATTGTATGTCGTTTCCATACTGCTCCCATTTATCGACTGCTTGTTGTTTTTTCATCTGCATCCATTCACGACAAATGTTCACATAAGGTCTATAGTTCAGATGTAGGTAGCAGTCTTGTTGATTCATGAGTTTCCAAACTTTGTATGTATGTCTCCAGTTGTGTCATCGTAACAGTACCCATCTGTTGCGTTGAACTCTCCTTTGACTGTTTCTAAGATAAAGTTACATTGTTCTAGTGTTTGTAGACCATATACAGCTGTTGCATCTAATGTCATATCAATGTCTGTTGATAGTAATAAGAATATGAATATTGTCTTCATAGCAAGCCTTGTATTATTGGACAGTCAATCTCATCTGGGTTGTTTATTGCATACTCACAGATAAAGAAACTATCAACTATATCACTGATTGGATTGTCTCCAGCATAATTCATAACATCATGTATGTTTACACCAGTAGTTGTAATGAAGTTAGATAGCATCATCTCTTTCTTAGCATTACCTTTACCTGTAGCATATTTCTTTATTACTGTAGGAGGTACTTCATAGAATGGTATGTCTTTGTGTAACAGTCTATACTTTAGTATACCAGTGTTCTCACCTATATTGAATACTCTACCAGTAGCTGCATATGCATAATCTTCTAATATTACAGCATTCACATCATAGCTCTTTATGACATCCATAGCCCAGGATGAGATGTATTTGTATCTTGAAATTGTTATTGGTATGTTGGGTAGTGAATGACCAAAGAATAAGAATGGCTGATGCCAATACTCATCTGCTAGTTTCTTCTTTAACGTAAGGAAATGAATGTCCCAACTGTCACCTACTTTAACACATATAGAAGGAGATGTGGTAGAATAATCTATTCCTGCAATGTTACTCGTCTTCTCCATATTCATCATACTCTTCATACTGAGGTAGTTCTGCTCCACAATACGGACAATGTGTTGGGAGCAGGTCTACTACTTCTTCATTGTGTCCAATGACACTAAATTCAGCACCACATTCTATACAGTGCTCTGTAGCTAAATCTTCTTCTTCCATAAGATTATATAGATAAATCAAATCTCACAGTTGCCAGCCACACAAGCCAACTCTTGAGCTCCTTCTGTCATATCTGTAGTTTCAAACTGTGCTAGTAGTTCAGCCCAATTGACTGCCTCTGGCATCTTAGTCTTGAACTCTTCATACTCTTCTTTAGTACAATCTTGGTATGGAGCTTGTCTGTATGTGTGATCAGAGAATGGTAGAAAGCTCACACCAGACATCCAATCCCAGTTAGAATATACCCAAGCACCAACTTCCATCCACTCATGTTCTTTTACTGTTATAGTGACAGATGGCTTATGCTCACACCAATGCATTTGATACTTCAACCACAGTTCTAGTTGTTCGATAGCTGTCATGTCTGTACGAAATACAGCACCAGGATCTGCTTTCATAGGAAAGCTGAACACATATGTGTGCTCTGGTTTCATTACATCATCTTCAACAGGAAACTGAGCCTCTACCATAGCCTTGGCAAGCGGGTCTTTCTTATCTGCTCTAACCGTTCTAATGTAGTACGGGTTATGTCTCGCATGAATGCCAGAGGCGCTATCGACAAGCTGAGAGACAGTTCCAGAAGGTTTAACGCAAGTAACAGCAGCAGACTGAGGTATGCCAATAGCTTCAGCATGAAGTTTATTAGTCTCGACCGCAACGTCTCTAAGTCTTTCCAACCTTTCTTCAAGTCCATTATCCTTTCCATTTGTTAGTGTGGAATCCATTATACCTGTTAGGCTAACTCCGAGTAGCCTTTCTTCTTCACAATTGACTTTCCATCTTTTCGAGATGTATTTAAAGTTTGTGAGGGTTGATTGCCATGTACCCAAGATCGAGGCCAATCTAACCTTTCTAGCGAGGTCATTTTCACTATCGGTTGGTCTGACGACGACTTCTGTGAGATTGCAGAACTCATTGTTTCTAAGGATAATCTCAGAGCATGGATTTGTTCCAAAATCATGGTTAGGGTTTCTTCGACCGAACCTTTCGACTTGCATCTTAGCTGACTCTCTGTTGAAGATGCCTCGTTCTCCACTCTTTGAGTCGTATAAGGATTTCCATTCGTCCATGAAGACCCCAATGTCTGGCTTTTCAGTGTAGCATGCAGAGTTATTGGATAAGGCTCTTTGAGCTTCGTTTTCCCACCAAGAGCCAGCTTTTGCAGCTCGCATTCTATCGTCTGATAAGTTGGATAATGATATAAGTGCACTTCTTCTTACTCCTCCTACTACTACAATTTCAGCTATTTTACATACTAAATCATGACACTCTAATGATGACAGCTTACGTCCAGCTGCACCTTTAAACTTACTTACACAAAATTTAAACAAGTCAACTAATGGCTCTGGTCCAGAGCTTCTACCACCAAATGTCTTCAATACAGCTCCAGCTGGTCTTACACTAGAAGTATCCCAAGTTGGAATCATACCAGCATATAGATTAGCAATTAGCTCTTTCAATGACTTTGCCCAACCAGTACGTGAGTCAGCAACCTTGATGCACGTATCACTAGGATGGAACTCATCAGCAACAGTTGGAAGTTGTTGTACGTGTTGTCTCTCTACACTAAATCCTACACCAGTACCATTCATTAGGATATATAATACTTCATCAAAAGCTGTGATACGATCAATAGCAATATATGAACAATTGTATCCAGCAATATTGTCTCTCTTCAATGCTGGTCCAGCTGTCATAATAGAACGCATAGAAGGCATTACTTCTAAGTTAAGTGTAGCTTCTTCTAACTCTTTACGTTCTCCGTTGAGCTTGAATCCATGTTGTTCTTCTAAATGCTCTTCAAAGAAGTCATAATATCTTGTTACTGTTTCTTCCCAGGACTCTCTCCGTCCTTCGTCTTCTAGCCAACGTGAGTATCTACTTAAATGAATGTACTCTTGGTACTGAGTTGGTAGGTGGTTGCTCATTTACTATCTTCTCCTAATTTGTATTGACGTTCTCGTTCATCGTATCTTTTATTGTATTCAGCAACAAGAGCCATGTAAGCCATAACATCACCATCCCATTCAGGATCTTTTCTCATATGCTTTTCCATCGCTTTCCTTAACTGATCATCTGTCAGTTCTGTAATTGGTTTACCTCTGTGTAAGTATCTCACACCATCTCCTTTATCATAGGAAATACCTTAGCCAACTCCAATGCACATAACTGAGCTATTTGTCTGTGTTCCTTTTGTGTACCAGGATCCAATCTCAACTCAAGATAATGAATCCATGACCTCACAGTACCATTCATATACATTCTACTCATTGTTAGACCTTCAGGTAGGATAGCTCTGGCTTGCTCCTTAGCAATACCATTCTGTATAGCCCACACATAAAATGCATTTGCATAGTTAATGATCTTTTCTTGATGGGATTCCCATTCAGATATAAGGTCATTGTGATGTGGATTCTCTGAACTCAGTTCTAAGCTATTCTGTCTATTCTTATCATCTTGTAGTCTTGCATCTCTCATCACAAACTCTAGTTCTTGTGTTGGATCAGCATATCTCTGACTAAATTCCTGAAAGCTAAATGATCTGTGTCTAAGTATTTGTCTCCCTATATCTCTTGTAGTTTCTATTTCCATACAAACATTGACCATCTCAAATGGACTCCAATGCTTGTGCTTAACCAAATACTTCAGCAGCTTATCAGCAGTATCTTTATTGTCCTGGTTTCCAGGATTAGACACTCTAGCACAATAAGCAATAATATCTGTCATTTGCATCTCTGGACCAATAGCTCCAGAGTGGCTCACTAACTTAACGCTACCATTCATACTTTTTGCCAATGTTGGAGTGCCATCTTAGCTGACAGTCCTTCATAAGTATTCTCATCAATAATCATTTTTATATCTGCTATCCTCATTCCACTCATAACCATATCGTTTACATCTTTATGTTCTAATGTAGATGGCCACACTACTATCTTGCGGTTCATCCCAATAGACTTGTCCATCTTTCTCACTATCTGCACACTTCGTGGCTCATTATCATAAACCATAACATAGTTGCCAAATGATAAATGTCCATCTGACCCAGCCAATGCTATAGCATTGTGTATAAACATACTATCAAAAGGACCTTCCATAACATATACTAACTTAGAATCATTGACAGTATCCAACCCAAATAGCTTTGGGTGTGGCCCAAGCATTATGGTAATGTATCTAAGTGTACTCTCTGGTGATAAACTTCGACCTTGAAAGCCAAACATCCGGCCTTTTTTATCAAGTAGTGGTATGATAAGTCTAGGTTCATCCTTGGTTCCCTTACCAAACTTACCAGGCACGAGTTGATTGACCCAAGACTGGAACTTTTGGCAATAGTATAGTTTAGCATGATACGGATTAGGTATCTTGCGTTGTGTAATATATTGTTTAACTGGATGATCCCAGTTTAATTGGCTAACCTTCTTCAACTTACTCAGCGGACTGTTCTTCTGACCAGGTCCTGGTACTGAAGAGGTTTGTTCAGTAGAACTACTTATGGGTTTTGGTTTCTCGAGATCCGCATGAACGTCGAGAATTCTGTCGTGGTCACCTAATTTTTCTAGTCGATATTCTCTATATAATGTTATGTCCTGATCGTATAAAAATCCTTTGAAATCTTTATTCTTACCACAGTTATGACAGTAGTAGAATAGAGATCCTTTCTTAGGTAACAAGTATCCTCTAGCCTTAAACTTGTTCCTCTGACTGTCTCCACAGTAAGGACACGAGAAGTTAAACTTAGAGTCTTGCACCTTCCAGTTACGAAGACGATTAGACAGCATTAGTGCATATTTACGATCAATGTGTTCCATTGTTAAAGTATCAAGTAAACTGCGGGTTAGGTCAACAACTAAACGTAATCTCTACTAAGAATATAATCTCTGAGAGTGAATCCTGATGTTTTTAAGTATGGTTTGTATTCTGGATCTCTTAGTGCATTTGGATTCAATATCTGTAAAAGATAGTATCTTGGTACATCACCACCATTAATGAATGTATGACGTACAAGATTGTTCACTAAGTATCCTTTGCCTGGCTCTGGAGTGAATGCCCAGGATCTATTGTCATCCATCTTGAATATGAATGAGCAATCATCATTGGTAATGACAGGTATTTGAAAACCAATAGCTTTATCAGTATGCCAGTTGTAACAACTACGAGGTTCCATTCTAGCATAGGTACCACCTATCAATTTGTACTTGTCTTTTACTTCTTGGTAATATGTGCCTTGTCTGTGATGGTAAGGAATGTCTCTTAGTCGAGCTCTCTTACCTCTAGTAGCACCTTTGTATCTGTCTTCTTGTCTGTTATCAGCAGCATCTTTCCATGCAAGAGCTACCTCACTATCTGAATCATCTGCATCTTGGAAATCAAACCAAGGAAGATTATCATACATATTATCTAAGTCATATTGTAGTTGTTCAACATCTAAGTCGCAAAACTCTTCAAACAACCACCCAACCTTTATACCATTTATTGTTCCATAATCTATAGTATTAACCATAATATACCACCTATCAAAAATATGTCAGCGCATATACTCCAAACTATGTATGCTCTGAACATCCATTTACCCAATTCATAATAAGACGAATTCCGTCTATCCTGCAAAAATCTTAACAATGTCCGCACTACCAACTCCCATACCTAGGACGATAGCACCACCAAGCAAGACCCATCTCCATCGTTCGAGGCTATTGAGTCTATCCATAACCTCATCTCGCAAATCACCAATACGTTTATGTAGTTTTTCTACTTGATCGTATTGTTGTTTGTTTTTCTCTTCTTGTTGTGTTAGCTTAGTTTCATGTATAACTAAGACTTGTTTGACCTCATTACTGACGTCAGTTAGTTTCTCTATTGCAACATCGAGACGTTTAACTATTATTTCAATAGGTTCCATTGTCTCTTATTTCCTTAAGCTCTGCTTCTAACTTATCTAGTCTGGCTTTTAATTGTGGAAACTTTGCCATTCTCTTCTCTTCATCAGTTATCAGCTTTAGTCCGTATCTATTAGCAGCCCATGTATACAATTGATCCACCTTAGCATAGAACCATACACCTAACTTTGTATCTCTGAACCAGCTATCAGATGCTGATCCAATGATAGATCCTGCTATCGACATTATTAACCAGGTCCACATATCAGTCAGCCACAAATACGTCACTAGAGCCAGCAGCAGTAGCTGGATTGCAATGTGGAGGTATTGGACAGATACTGTCTGCAGCTGCATTATCTGGTGAATGATTTACTACTAGTTTACCCTCACAGAAGACTTGATTACAATCTGCAATTAGACCTCCACCACCATGAGTGTTAGGATCTTCATTAACAGCTACCAATAAGGCATTTGCAAACACAGAACTCTGGCCATTGACTGTTGTCGTTGCACCACAACTTCTTCCATCTGTATCTCTGTGAATTGCAGGCATTAGAAGTCTATCTCCCTTCCTTTATTTTCCCATGTACCAAATCGTGTAGGCTCAGGTCCTGATGGTCCACCTAGTTCTTTAGGCTTTTCCATCCAATTATTATAGAGTGCTTTACAATATTTATCCATTGAATGATCTCTCAGACCATCAAAAAACTCTAGTTTCTTCCATGCTGACATATGTCCTCTGCAATGATCTTTGAACTTCTGCCACCATGTATAGTTTCTAATGTAACCATAATGGTTTATATACGTTACCTCTCCTACATGGTTGAATCCTATCCATGCTGGAGGAACTGTAGGCACTAGGTCATTGTTGTTTCTCATTCTGTGTAATCTGCCTTTAAAGTTCTTAACAAACTTACTATCTCCAGATCTAGGAGCTCCATATGTATATACTATAGGAGAACCGTTAGGACGGCATAGTTGAGAGTATAGTGTGGCCATTGCGCCACCTAGACTGTGACCTGTGATATAAACTTGTTTTTCTGTCTTGAATATATGTGGAGCTAGACAATCAGCTAGCTTCCATACCTCAATCATAAACCCTCTATGAACTCTACCATGACCTCTATGCCAAGTCTTACGAAAAGACATATCAGCTTTTATATCGCTCCACTCTTTAGGTTCTGTTCCTCTAAAAGCCACAACAATGTGGTCTTTATTCTCTAGTACATAACATTGAGCACCTTCTTGATCATAGAATGCACATACATAACCTAGCTTATCCCAATGTTTCTTTGTGCATCCAGGATCTTTATATGCTAATGCTGATATGACTGCAAAGTAGTATCTATTGTACTCCTGTTGTTTTAGCTTTAAGGTCTCCGAATCCAAATGTTCGAACAAATCCCGCCATCCCGGTTGCTTTTGACTCATGCTCTTTTCTTTCCGTTTCAGCTTGTTTTTGTTCGCTGTTATGTCTATTTATTTCTTGTTTCTGTGCTGCATGATATTTCTCATAAGCATAGATTATAGCTCTTTGTTGTTGGACTAATGACAATATCTTTGCATTGTTGACAGACATTATCTCATAGCCTTTGTCTGTTACACCAAATATCACTTCATCATAGCCTTTTTTCTCAAGCTCTTTGAATACATCAGCTGCATTATCTTTATTAATAATCCACCATTCAAGTTGCTCCAAGATAAGAGGATCCACTTTAGGTAATGTTAAATTGACTTGCTTAACAGGAGATATCAATATCTCCAATGGCTTTACGCTACTGCATCCTACGGTTAGGGTTAGCAACGCTAGGGCAGCTATTGTTAAGCTGACTCTTCTTCTCAGCATTTTGTTCTTTCTCCGTCAACGGTTGACCACTTAGAATCTCAAAACATCGTAATACGTTTTTAGTCCCTTTGTCGATTATCTTCTTGATTGGTTTAGGTTTATGAGTTGCTAGTTTACCAATATCTCTGTTACCAAGTAACTTTGATTGTTTGTTAAACTTATTTCGTACTGATTCTATCTGTTGTCTAGCTACTTGAAGTTCTTTTTGAGCTTCGACTGCAAGCTGGCTAGCGAGCTTAACATCTGCTTGCATCTTATTGATAGTTTCGGTTTGTATTTTGGTGGCAGTTTCTAACTTAGCATTGTTTTCATGGAGTATAGCTAGTTTCTTTTGTGTATCAGTATAGTACCAATACCCAACTCCTCCTAGTGCTATCATTATTGCTGCCATCAAGGCTGCAAGTTTCAATCCCATTTATTACTCTGGTATTGATACGCAATGGCCACAAGGATCATTCTCAGTACAGAGACATGGATCACAATCACATTCTGGATTCATACATTCACATTCTGGATTCATACATTCATCGTTGTTACACATATCGCATCCTTTCTAAAAAAACGGCAGCCATAAAGCTGCCGTCTGTTAGGGTTACTTTTGTTTCAAATTTTTTAAATCATCTTGCATTTTGTTGAATAGGTCAAATAATGTACGCACCTTATCTTCTAATGTTTTAACCGCATAATACGTCTGCGAGAGTACTATTACAAGACCCACAAAGGCTACCAATATCGGCCATAGAGCCCCTATGGCATCAAATGTAGTGGCAGTATCCATTATTGATCTTCTCCTTTTCTACAAATTGTTTCATTTCATAGCAAAAGGTATTATAGATTAGTCTTCTTTTGTTACCATAGTCCAGAAGCCCCATCCAATAGCTGCATATGCAGCATAATGTGCCCAAGGACTAAGGAATAAGAAAATCAAACCTATTGCCATTAAAGAAACTCCATCCCAGGTTGTTCTTTCGGCAATACGATCTTTGATCCAATCCATTGTCTTCTCCTTATATAGTTTACAATCAGGAGATACCGTGTCTTCGAACCAACTTTCTCTTCTGTTTTCTGTTAAGCCAGCTCACTCCAGAATCTCCTGTTCCTACCACAGATGCACCAGTTGCATTTGCAGGCGCATCCTCAATAAAACGTCTGAACTTTTGGAACCTCTCATTACGGATGTCATTGACATATTTAAGATAGTCAACATCTTCTGTAAGTATCTGCTCCTCAGACTTCTGCTCATTGTATTCACGGATCAGCCACAAAGCGGCTGCATAGCTTGCTATTCTTGTTTTTCCTCCAGGTACCTTTGCAAGTAACCTTTTAAGTTTCAATATCATAACATCAAACACCTTAAATGATCGTACCTGTTGTTGTGTACGTTTGTTCTTTGGTGTTATGATATTGCCCTCTCTATCAATCACTCCCTCTTTGTATGCATCCCAACTAGTAAAAGGCTGTGCCAGTCTCTTTAGAAACTGATATACTAAAAATATGTCAACTGCACCAGTGCTAGCCATTAGATATCTCTTAACTTGTTAACTATGTTCATATCCATATTTATATGACTTGTGTGTATGATCTCACCATTTAATATAACTCTCTCAGGCAAACATCCAGTAAGTAGTAAGAATGGCTTGAGATAGTGTAAATAATCTTCTAATCTGAAAAAAAGCAGCTTTACTGCAGGCTGAGGTGAAAACACATTGGTCAATACTATTATGTGATTTAAGATGAGTCTTTCTTTCAACTCACCAGTCTCAGCATATTTATTAAACAATCTCTTTATATACTTGAACTTCTTTAAATCATCATAAAACTCTTCAGTAGAACTACATTGAGGGTTATCATAATGTTTTGCAGCATACAGAAGAAAATTATCTTCATTCAAAACGTCCATCATCAATTTCATAATTATGTAATAGTAACCCCCAGATTACCTTCCTGTAACAACTCATCTCCAGCATCAGCTCCGCCAGATGTTGTTCTATCTAGTATTATATTTCCAGTCTGATCTTCCATTATAATTCTACCAGTTGAACCAGATACATTCTGTTGTGCAAAATTACTATGTACAGTTAGTATTGTCCATGCTGCTCCAGTCCAAAGACATTGAATACATGTACCAGCTTCATGAAATGTATATGTTGCTCCAGCTCCGAGGCTAGTAGCAAAGTCAACATCAACAGTATTTGTCACATCTATTGAAATAATATACTTTATTTGTCCTGTGATAGTACCATTTGCTAGAGTAGTCTGACATGTGGCAGAAGCCCCAGACAGTGTATGGACAGTTTTAGTTAAATCAAGAGCTCCATCAGCCGTAACTGCTTGTACTGAATGAGCAATTGTATCAGATGATAAATTTGAAAATGCACCAGTGCCTGCTGTTGTACCACCAATAGCTGTAACATTAGCTATTGTAACTAGCCCGCCATCAGCAATAGCAATCGCATCATCTCCATCAGTAAACTCAATGAGAGGTGTCTTAACTGATGTAGTACCTTGTACTGTAGTGGCTGTGACTGAAGAGGCATTGATAACTCCATTGACTACATTAGCCAATGTGATCTCTGCATTTGCAAACTTAGCATTTGCTGTTATAGATGAAAAGAAAGTATTGACTGTTACCTTTTGGGTATTAGCAGTTCCAGCAGTATTTGATACGAGTACTAAGACATCTGCGTTTGCTGGAGCTGATCCAGCTCCTAATCCAGTAATTTTTGGCATTATACTTCCTTATAAAATGGAGGGGGCCGAAGCCCCCACCAATATACTTATGTAGCGTCTTGAGTACCACCACCACGGTTAGTACCAGTAGCACCGGAACCGTAAGAAATGACAACCCAATCCGTACCCATCCAAAGAAGAGTAACTGTTTCACCAACAGCCTGGAAAGTAATTGTAGCAACCTGACCAAGAGTCTCAGCAATGTCAACGTCAACAGCGTTAGTAACGTCTGTAGCAACGATGAATTTGATTTGACCGGTCAATGTTCCGTCTGCAAGAGTTGTTTGTGCTGTAGCTGTAGCACCACTAAGAAGGTGAACCGTCTTAGTAAGAGACAAAGCTCCATCAGCAGAAACTGTTTCTGTAGCATTGAATGCTACAGCAGATGGAATGTAGTTAAACAAGTTGTCAACAGACAACTTCTTGTTAATGGGAGTACCCGTAGGGTCATCCACTACGTGCAACAGATCAGCACCAGCAACACCAGAACTTAGATCTGTTAACGCGGTAATCTTTTTATCAGCCATTTGGCTTCTCCTTTTACCGTTATTAACCCAGGATTGGGAATTCTACTCCATGCATTTACATGGATCACTTATGCATGATAATCTTATGTGGTTGTGACACCAGTTAGAATGGCAGCACTACCAGAACCAGAACCACTAGTAGTAGTTGTAACTGCTACAGTATCACCAGTCTTAGTTGCTGATGTACCAATAACACTAGTTGCTCCATCAAAGCCTTCTATATCAAGATCGATAGCTTCTAGTAGTAGGTTATCACCACTTTGCTCGTCTAATAGAAGGTCAATGTTGGTAGCAACTGTTACAGCTTCACTAACGGTGAAACTTGTTTGTGATGCAACAGCAACAACTGTTAATGTTCCATCTGTACTTATACCTGTATCACTAAAGGCATCGGATATAGCAGCTGAAGCACCAGGCTTAACTGTAATTTTCTGACCAACAGCAATTGTACCTGTGACGTTATCAACTGTAAACGAAGTAGATCCAGAGACTGCACCATTTGTTTTAACAATTGTACCATCTGTACCATCAAGTACTATTCGTCCAATAACTGACTGGTTACCAGAAGCACCACCAGTTGTATCAGTACCAGACTCAATAGCTATTTGGTTGATTCTATCTCCATTGTTGTTTAACAACAGTTCTTCACCATCGTTATCAAGAGCAACTGGTACTCTTTCTCCAGCAGTAGAGTCTTCCATAACCAACGATCCAATAGAGGATTTATCAATAATAGAAGCAGAACCATCTATTTCCAATTGACCTGTTGTGAATGCTATATAACCATTTGGAGTTGTAGGTAGTAAACCTCTGAATGTAATGTCGTTAGTACCAGTACCAGAGTAGTATTGTAAGTCAACTGTATCATCTGCTACCATGTCTGTGGCACCAAGAAGATCCATGGTGATATAAACTCTGTCTGTTTTAGAATCAGTAGATGCGGCATATGCTTCTGAATTAACATATACTGCTTCATCAAATGTTAAAGTCATATCAAATGTTGCGCCATCTGCATAAGCAGCAGCAGTAAAGTCAACACCAATAACATTGGCGCTTCCAAGTACTCCTTCTGTTGCTAGGTCTTTGATCCAAACAAGGATCTCAGGATCGGCATTTGCGTTATCGTTTCCGGTAGCGACTCCTCTGACAACCCAGCCCTTATTTGTCGCAAAAATGTTTTCACGAGCATATTTGGAATTGGAGTCATCAGGAAAGCCCTTCGGCCGGGATTCAGCTGAAAGTGATTTTCCCCATAAGCTCATTTTAGTTTTCCTTTTGTATTAATGTGTTTATGTATTTAGACGTCTTCATAAACTTCAATCTGCCATGTTCATCCGTCAGTCTATTAGTCTCTCTGTCAATCTTGTCGACTTTCATGACAGATTTCTTAACAGACTTTTTACCTTGACGAACTCTACTAGGTGTTTTCATTAATTATAATGTCCAGACTTGCTTTGTACACCGTGTCTCTTCATTTGAGTCACATCTACTCCACCAATGCCTTTAGACTTACTAGCTCCAGGGCTAGATTTCAAATCACCACCTTTAGCAACGTGCTTCAATGCATCATGAGAATGAGAAAGATGCTTTTGTATCTCCTCTCTCTCAGCAGGCTTTGCACTATTGTATTTACTTAAAGCTGCTCGAGCATGGCCAGGATCTACTTTTGCTTTCTTACCATCCTTGAACTCAACTCCTGGGTGTCGATTACCCATAGAACCTACTTTACGAAGTTGCATTACAATGTGTTCAGGTCCTTCTTTACTTGTCTTACTGACTCGAAGTCCGGACCTTTCGGACTCCCCCACTTTGGCACCACCACCTTTCACGGCTTCATCAAGATTTACATCTTCAGCAGCTTCAATTTCTTGTACTTCTAACTCGTTAAAATAGAATTGGCCAACGCCAACATCCTCGGAGCTCTCAGCAGCAGCTACTTGCTTACCACCTTTTTCTTGAGCGCTATCTTTTTCCGAGGCTCTATAGAACTTTTTTGCAGCGGACATCATCTTTGATGCTGTTTCACTAGAACCAGATTGCTGAGCTTGTTTAGCTTTCATGTAGTAATGTTTGGCTAACTGAGCTGCTTGTGCAGAACTTCTAACTTTCTCATCACCCATACCTTCAGATACTGTAGGACATCCTTTAGACATATCTACTTTTTCAGCACCCATAGCATCTTTGCCCATCTTCTTGACCATCATCTCATGAGCTTCTTTATTGATAGCTTTCTTTATAGTTTTCCTACGATTATGCAAATAGCTATCACTAGAATCAACATCACCATCGTTGTCTATATCCTTATCCTTACGTTGAGCATGCGTACCTTTCAATGCTTTTTGATCAACAGGATCAAGGTGCTTTTTTCCTTGATGTGCCTCCGACATCTTCTTTTTACGAGAATGACCATGAGACATTTCTTTTACAATTTCTAACTCTTCGACAGGAACATCTTCAATAATTTGTGTTCCAAACATAACATCATAGTGTGTTACGTATCCTTCACCTTCTTCTGTCTCAACAATTGTATGCATACCAGGAATACAAGTTCCTTCGCCATGTTCTTTATGAACTACGTGAGATGCACAATCATGTTTAAGAGCTTTATCTACATTTGCGTCATCTAAATCTGCTGCTTCTGGAACCATTGGAACTCGACCAGTTTGTGCAAAAGACTTAGTGCCACCAAATTTAGTAGAACCAATACGAGGATCTCTTTTCTTGAATCCTTCAAGTCCAGAACCTTTTACTTTTGTAGGACCAAGTCTATCTCTTTCAGCAGCTTGAGTTGCCATACGCTTCATGGCACCTTCTTCTACTTCCTCTTCAGTATCTTCTTTCATATGACGAACACGAATACCAGATTCTCTAGCGTCATCTACTTCTGTATCAGATAGTCGTTCCCCTACTTTGATACCACCATGAGCAGCTAACTTTTTACCTACTGCATGAACCTTATAGTGTGTACCAGCAGTACCATGAGGTTTTAGATGCATTTCCATTGCTTCTAGTAGGTCTTCTGATTTCTCTTCAACCTCTGCAACTGCTTCTACCTCTGGTTTCTCGCCTCTCAGAACAGCTTTGACTGAGTCTAGGACGCTGTCTGAAAATCCAAATCTATTCATTTGTTTTACCTTTCTGAACTCTGTTTCTCATTCGTCGAAATATTTCGTTGTCATCTTCTACAGCGTCAACAAATTTACCCAACAAGTCGACTAATATCTTTCTTAGTTTAGGGTTAGCTAATGATCTTTCACCACTTCTCAAGGCACGTCTAGTTGTTTCTAGCTCCTCCTTGTTAGATAAACCCATCCTAAGTAGCCTATGTAACTTAGGAGGAAGTGGGTTAGACACAGCTTCATCTATGTTATCTGTATTTATAATATCTTTAAAGTTATGCATGAAATTAACAGTTCCACCTTCTTCTAGCAGCTTTTCCACGAGGTCCTGTCCAACTTCTTGATCTTGCACAAAATGACTTACGTCTTCCTGCAGCCTTACTACCTGCCTTTAGTTTAGAAGGAGGAGTTGTAACAGCTGTTCCTAATTTACTACCAGGATTCCTTCTTCTATATGCTGCAACGCCTTTCTTAGTCATTCCAGCACCTTGCTTAACTGATCTCTTATGACCAGATGATACTGACATACCTTTCATGTCATCTTCATTCATATTCTCTTCTGGTACACAGTTAGGTACCATCTTAGCACCTTTCTTCTTCATACCAGCTTGTCTATAACCATCCCAGCACTTCTCTAGAAATGGTATTAGAGTACTCTCTTCTTGAGCTCTTTTCATCTGAGATGGTGTTGGAGCGCCTTTAGAACCAGGCTTTCTCATTCTCTCTCCGCTACCTCGCTTAATTCTTTCTCGTTTAGCATGAATGTTAGCCCAAAGGCCGTTACCTTCTAATAAATCTTTCGCTTCCATATGAAAAGTTCCTTCATTCAGTTTGTTTTCCCACCAAGGAATCTCTGGATCAGTCTTCTTATCATCAATTATTCTTTTAAGACGCTTATCATATTCTTCTCTGGTAGGAGGTGCATCACCATTAACAGCATCTATAACAAATTGTATAGTTGCAGCACAAATAGTAAGACTTGCACATTTACCAACAACATATCCATTTAACTCATCTATCATAATTGTAGGAGATGCTTCTTTTAACTTTCCAACCATATCTTGAGGAACTTTAAAATACAAGTAACCTTCAACATAAATCTTAGCAGGATATGGATGGAGCTTATTAGTATTTGAATCAACAATACGTACTAGATCAAATCCATCAATATCCATAAATGTAACAGAATAAGTTTCGTTGGTTCCTGGATTCTTCTCAATATAATCTGGTTGACCAAACTTATCCATTAGTTTCATAGCAAATTCTTTAGGACCATCAAACTCCCAAGTCCCAATGTCAATGCCATTGTGAGTATCTTCTTTAATATATGATGAGAACTTAATCATATGCATAACTTGCGTCTAGTGGTTTCTCGTCTTCTGAATTATCTTTCTTTCTCTTACCACGTTTGGCAAAAGCTTTTGATACATTAGCAACTCCAGCAACGTCTACGATTGGGGTTCCGGTACCACCAGCTCCACCAGTCAATCCCTCTTTAACTTTTTCAGGCTCCTTTTTCTTACCAAAAAACCTATCTTTATCTATTGGCTTAGATTTGATACCTTTAGACCTTCTATCAATGAATCCTTGCATATGTGTCTTACCTTGATTAACTTCCTGTACCTTTTTCTTTGGTACCATCCTAGGTCTGGTTTGTGCCATTGGAGAAACACCACTTCCTGTTGCTACAAAGTTTTCAAATGCATCATCAACCTCTTCTTTATTCATTCTACCATAAAATCTAGACTTCTGGAAATCAGGATCAGCCATACGTTTCTTATGTAATTCTGCTTTTCTTTGGGCATTCTTTTCTGGGTTAAACTCTTTCTTTATAGCAGCAATTGCATCATCCATAGCTTTGCCTTCGTTCTGCTGATCTTTCTTTATTACACTATCTATGTACTTTGCTTGGCTAGCATGACCTTTACTTGAACCTTTTAAACCTTTAGACATTTTCTTTAGCTTTTTTTCAACTGGTTCTGGTAGTTCTACAGCCTCAGAAGAATAAGAAGAAGATGGTCCAGTCTTTCTATTCTTATTGATAGTATCTCTTAGACGAGCACGATCTTTCATTGCATCATGCTTTCTTGCATCTCTCATCTTTTCTTGATTGATACGTTGTTTAACCATCTTCATACGCATATTTTCAGTTAGACCTTGTCCAGGAGTTACTTTCTTTGCATGAGCAGCAGCTTCTGGTGTACCTTCCAACTTCATATATGGATTAGATGGCTTATCTTTCTTAGCTTTCTTTGGCATACTATCAGCAGCAGCTACAGCATCTGTATGTGTATCAAAACCTAGCTTCTCAACAAGATCCTTATCCATTTCATATGCAGCACCCTTAGCTATGAATGAGTTGACTCTACCAAAACCATTCTGTGTTGGAGTTTGTTGCTCATATAAATTTGATTCAACACCTCTTATGAAGACCTCAAGCACTACTTCAAGAGGATAACCTCCTTTTTCTGCTTTTAGATATAGATTGTGGATATCTTGTTCAGATACCGACTTAGCATTCTCACCTTTTTCTGTCTTCACTTTATATGTGTGTTTGGTCTTGGTGGCTTTTGTAGGATTATTTTTTCTTACTAATGTCTTACCATCTTTTCTCTTCATGTCATGAGGATTAGGATCAACTTTCAGCACAGCTTTATCAGCTTCACCTACTTGTATGATTGCCTCTGTCATATGGTATGAAGCAGCTTTAGCTTCTCCACCTTTGTATTTGTTTCCTACACCACCTATAGGTCTTACATTGTATGTTCCGTCACCATGATCTTTAGTAACAACATGATGATCGCCTTTGTGTGGACCAGTGTTGATTCTTACTTTTTGTCCTACCTTATGTGAACCAGGAAGTGGTTTTCTTTTTCTTGAAGGACCTGACCAACTAGCTTCTCCACCTTTTGTTCCTCTAACTCTTGGAGCAGCTTTGAATGTAGATGTACCAGCAGTCGTTGTCTTTGCTGCTGAACCATATGATCCAACATAGTTCTCTAAGAATACCTCAAAGGACTCTTTCATTCTACGTTTTGTAAGCCTATACAATTCAGTCTTTCTAGCTGTAGGCATATTCTTCTTAGCAAGACGATTAACTATATTCTGTCTTGATGCAACTCTCTTATCAACATGCATCTTAGCAGCTGCACTGAGTTTGTTATAGTTCTGACCCATCTTGCCAGCAACTCTCTTACGAACAGCACGTATAGCTTTCTTACGAGACCTTTGCTTTAGATTCTTCTCAGGTACTTTTCTGTTCTTGAATAACTGCTTTGCTCTCTTGAGCTTAGGTCTGATTCGTCTCATTATAAGACGTCTCTTGATTCTTTGCTGTAGAGTCATAGCTTCAAAGACAAATTCTTCTTCTACAAACTCTGCAAAGTCAGAATCTATATCTTCGTTAACTTTTTTAATGTGATGCATTATTTCGTCCTTATGAGGATGAAGTGCCTTTGGAAGGCCTTTCTTGAATGATTCATGATCGTTATTGTGTGCATGTTGTCTCATCTTAGTACCAGATACACCTTTTGTATCGTGAGAGTCAGGATCTCTTTGTCCTGCTGAATGCACTGTAATAGATTTGAAGTTGTAATGACCATGAGCTCCACTCTTTCCATTATATTTATGTAATGTTTTGTGAAACTCTTCTTTTCTATCACCACCAGCTACAACATGAAGATGCTGATGACCAGCAGCATGGAGCTTACTTGCGTGATGTAGAATAGATGGACTATCCTTTGATGAACCAGATACGTGCACATCTTTATGTGCTACCTTTTTGAGGTACTCTAGTTTCTTTTTCTGTGGAATTGGATTCTTAGCGTTACCTTCGCTGTGAGAAGCTACTACATGAGCTTTTCCGCCAACTTTTTTGGCTATGTCATGAGTCTTCTTAATAAACTTTTCGTGGCCAGTTGTAGGAGGATTCATCCTACCAAAAGCTAATACTGCATGTGTCATTCAGGTTTCCCGTAGGCTTACTGTCAATGTATATATTTAGTATACTACATATTTAGATCAAAGTCAACGCTGTATTGAAATAATTTTTGATTTGATAGAAGTGATTTAACGTAAACATTCGTCTCAAAAGCAGTCTTTCTCCACCATCAGATGTAGGTGCATGATACACTTTACTGTTAACTAATGCTACAGAATAGTTTCTAAAACCAATTGGCGTCTCTTTATCATCCTCGTAGAATCCTAGTTCTTGTTCACCTCGTATGTTGAATGCAACCCAACAAAAAGATGCAGGATCTTTGTGTATTGGCATTTGTGTTGCACCTTGTATATATTGCCATGACCATAGATGTCTGCCATCTGGTTCAACATGAGCTATAATTTGATTTTCTCCTGGAACAGGAATCATATCAGTAGTTTCATCTACTATTGTTCTTTCTGGAACAAAAGGATGCATACCTTGCATAGTATCATATTCTTCATGCGTGGATAAGAATGTGTGTGGCATATCCAATTGTCTAGTAAATTCTTTTGATAGTGCCTCTCTATCAAACCTTATATAAGGAGAGAGATCAAAAAATGCATCATCAATGTCCAAGACTCTTTAATCCTTCTTTTGCTTGATAGAAATCAGAAGGAGGAAAGATTGCCATTCTGAAAACTATTCTTTCTTTGTCACCATTTACTATGTAATGAGGCCATGATGTGTTAATCAAGGCTGCGTTGTACTCATATTCGTAGTCCAATGGTCCTTTCTCATATGGAGGACCATCAATTTGTAGATCTTGTGTGAAACGTATTGGAACAGCTTCATCAGATAGTATAACATTGAGAGATGCTGTTGGTCCATTACCTTTCAACACACCACCTTGATCTGTATGTACAGGATACTCAAAATTTGGTACTGTATGAAAGAAACCTATGCTCATGTGACCCATAGGTGAAAAATATTCAAGTAAGTCAAAAACAAATCTTGGTACAGAGTCTCTAGGAGCTCTACCTGCAATTATATTGTATAAGAATTTAACTGAATAACCTCTTTTAGACCATGGCCCATCTGGATTGTTCATATGCCAAGGCCAACTCTTCTGTGTTCTAGCTAGATCATCATATAACTTGAGGAGTTGAGGTTTGTTGAATTCATAATTTAAAGCATATATTCTATCATTATCTATCAAGTCGTGGTAGCTTCTACAATCTCAAATGTTGCTCTTTTGGTAATACCTTTTTCAGCAAGTTTTTCTCTGTACTTAGCTGTAGAGGCAACATAGTCTGCTTCACTAGGATATTCTACAAACATATACACTATACCATCTTCAACTTCCATATGAGGTGCTTTGTTCTTGAAACTTCTGGTTTCATCAAGCACATCAGGATCAAAGTCTTTATCTCTATCTGGATCAGTGGCATCTAAAAACTCATTACCACTTACCCAATCGTCTTTATCAGGTTGAGCATGATCTATACATTTGAATTTGATAGTGTATGGCATTTATCAACCTCCGCGATAGGCTGCCGTAGCTTCATCCCATTGGTCATCATTGCCTGCTTCTGCAGACATTATGTATGCAAGTCTTACAGCATCACGACCTGCAACTGGGTGTTTGTAACCATCATCCTTTTCGATGATCTTTTCAGCCGCACCTAAGAAGTCCTCACGAACTATAGAGTGCATGGCTTCTACTGGAATACTCATGTTTATCTCCTTGTTAATACTTTTATTTATACTAATAAATTTTGAGGTGTACCGAGCTTATCTCGGTTTCACTACCTGCATATCCTACAGCAGCAGATAGTACTTTGTTCTTTTTTTCTTTAGATAGTTTGATGAAAGCACTGAGTAAGTCACCAACTTGATACTTAGAAATGACAAAGTTGATCTTATTACCTTTTACTTCAACCTCTGATGCTAACTCATCTCTTGTCATCTTTTCATTTGTAAGAGCTAACATATCTTTGTGAAGTTTATCATACAACATTGTAGGTGTTTTTTCAAACATGGCTCTTATCTCTTGGTGTGTTTTAGTTTTCATGTTTCCACCAAGTCTATTGATAGCATCTACAAATATACTTAACTTTACTTTTCCTCCTTGAGCAAACTGACCATTAATCTCACCAGATATACTTTCTGGTCTACCAAAGTTTCTCAAACTAATAGAACCTCCTGAGTAATATATGTTACCATACAATGAACCAGTGTACCCTGTCTTACCCATATCATATTTTTGATAATCAAACATCTTATCAACTGTGTTTGGATTCTTGAGCTCATACTTAACATTTTTACCTGTCAATTTTAATGATACAGGTATTAATTTACCTTGTTGAAAATGATCCAATATCCATTTGTTTAACTGAACTATACCTGTAAATTGATCAAAGTCTGTTTTTAACAATGATGGGCTACACAACCATATATCTGCAGGATTCCATTTATCCAGACCCATTCTAAATCCAGCTTCTTTCATTAACTTGCCAGCAGCTTTGCTTATGTTATCAACAAACTTACTGTTTGATCTTTGTTGTACTCTAAAGTCACTTTTTATTCCAAACTTACCCTTCAATTCATATGTTTTATCTGCAGTTCTAATAGAAGAATCGATCCACATTTTCTTTGCTTTTATATACAAACTGTCTATTGAATACTTACTATCAGTTTTTGGATCACCATACTTTTTCAGATCATCAAGTTGATAGGTTGTATTTGGATTGTTAAACTTTGTTGCTATGAATATACCTTGTAGTGTTTCTTGTTCATCTGTGTTGAGAGATGTATCTTTATATGGTTTGACAGCAAGTTCTAATCCTGCATAGTCTCCTTCTGTCCACACTGCAGTGCCTTTACTTGATATGTTACTAGCACTTCTGTACAATGCTTTTGTTTTATCAATGATATCTTCTAGTGTAGATTTAATAAGTTTGTTATCAGTGTATACATATACATAATTTCCTGAAATCACAGGTTCACGACTTGGGCCAGCAACAAACTTTGCAAATCCTAAATCTTTTTGTAAATCAGTTAACTTACCAGTTAGCAGTTTTTTCTGAGCCTCTAAAGCCATATTCGATGTTTCCTACAATGTGAATTCTATCAGTTTTACTTCCATTGAAAAAGGAATGCTTCTTCGTAGTATTTACCAAATACACATATCCTGGCTCGAGTCTTTCAAGACCGTGTTCAAAGGCAAAGAAGTTTCCTGGATCGCTGTATACTGGTATGTGTAATCTAAAGTCATTATCATTATGCCATTGGTAGCAAGTACCACTCTTTCTAGTTAAGAATCTTGATCTGTAGCATTGGTATTGTGTAAGTACGCCTTTGATTAATGTATTATGATATTCTTCATTATACAACATATAATCCTTTTGGAAAACATGTCCTCTAGTAAAATATTCCTTATGCCAGCCACATCCACCAAGATGCTTATCTTCATCTTCTTTATCTCTATAATTTATAGATGTTTGTCCATTCTCCCATGGTACAGTATCTTTGATCTTTTCATACTCATCTCTTATCCTATCAATATCAATCCTCTGTACAACTCTCACTACTTCCATTCTGTCTTATCCTCGAATGCATTAATGCAAAATTGTAATATCTCTCTGTCTCTAGGTCTTAGAGCTATGTTCATTCTATTCAACCATGATAGGTCATCTAGTATTGTATCTCTTTTGTTTTCGTCAAGATGATCCTGTCTACTAAATGCATTTTCAAGAACGCACATTTTGTCAAAGATAACATCTTGTAGACTTACGGTCATATCAATTCCAAATTATACGCATGAGTGTCTACTTCCTGTGTAGCCAACCTTATTGCGTTATTCTTACTATATTTGGAATTGCCGGTCACTTTATATGTCTCCAAGAAGAATTGTACATATGCTTCTGAAACCTTATGTTTTTTTGTATAAGCATACCCATCTAAAAAATCTTGTGATTCAGGATATAAATCCATTTTTTTTATCACTCCTCTTCATTATCAGGACTAAATATCTTTATGATATCAACCTCTAACCGATGAGAATTATTTATGCGTTCTCCCAAGTCCCCAGAAAATTCAGTTATAAAAAAAGGCCCATTGTGTTATTAAACCAATGGGCCTTCGCAGTTATCAACAATGGATTGGCTGAACCCCACAGGTCCCTTCGGACATCCCAATCATTTCCTTCTATGTAGATAGACTACACGCTTGCCTCTAGTTACGCCGCCCCCACGTCGAAACTAACAAATGTTGATATATCTATTTAGCTGGCTCATCAGACAATGTCACCACGTTTTGAACAAAAAAACGTGGTGTTTCTCCTGCAAATCCCCCACCTTGCTCTAAAAATCTAGCTACCATAGTAGCTTCACTTCTAAAGTCATACTTCTGTATAACTTGATTGGTTTTCAATTCAATTACAGAAAATAAACCACTTTGCTTTCTTACAGAATATTTTGCCACTATACAAACTCCTTAAACTTGTCAATCATTGCCTGTCCAGTTGGTGTCTCATCAAAGATAGCATCATCTAAGATATCATCCTGAGCACTTTGCTCAGTGTCGTATAGAGTCATCTTTGCTCTATCAACTCCTAGAACAAATCTCTTATCCATACCTGGATCACTGTATCTGTTCTTTAACTGTTTAACAAGTAACTGGTTTAAGTTCTCTAATTCTTCTGTGCTAATAATCGCAAACATAAAGTCAGCAGTGGCCGGAAGACCGAAGCTCTCTGAGGTGTCTTCAAGCCCCAAGTCACTAGACGTGTAGCCCGATCTTGTGGTTTGTGTCGCTGAGACGATTGGCACGTCATATTCCACAGCGAGGCCTCGTAACTCTTCTGCAATTGCTTTAATGTACGTGTACGAATTGACTCCTGCTCCATATTTAATCCTCGCAGACATGCATATATTCAAATAATCAACATAGATGATATCAGGTATAAAGTTCTTCTTTACCTTGAGTTCCTGCAACAAGTATCTAAAGTGGTTAGATCCAGCTCCAGTAGTAGGATACTCTTTGATAACAATCTTACCTTTGTAATTATTCTCAATACGCTTTATCTTTTTATCATACTCTTCTTTCTCATATCCTCTTACTTCATCGATTGTACTACTCATCATGTTAGCATCAATACGTTCAGCAATTCTTTCTTCAGCCATCTCCAATGTGATATACAACACATTCTTCTGATCTCTAAGATTAGCAGCTGCACAGTGACACATAAACATACTCTTACCAACACCAGTACCAGCAAGACATATATTCAGAGTCTTCTTAGACAGACCACCCTTAGTGATCTTATTCATTAACTCGAGATCGAACTTTATCTTTACTTCTTCAGTATGATAGAACTCCCATCTCTGTTCAGCATCATCTATGAAGTCATGCCCAATATGTGGGTCAAAGCTAACACTAAGAGCATCAGATAGAATAGTAGGGAGTGCTCCCCTTCCTTTGTCAGTCTTTCCATCGATGATAGAAATAGACTCCATAATGGCATTGTATACTGCTTTGTCTTGGCAAAACTTTTCTGTCTCATCTAACAACCATCCTTCATCGTTATCATTGGGTTCAAATCCTTTGACCAGTTCAGTAGTAGCAATATACTGTTGTTCTGATAAGTTTGACTTATTACTCAGCTCAACGTTAATCGCTTCCACTGTAGGTGGTTTATTATACTTATCAAAGTACTCACATATAATATTATAGACAGTTTTATCTGCGTGATCATGAAAGTAATCACCTTTAAGATAAGGTATTACCTTACGTACATAATCCTCATTCTGAATAAGACTGTTCAGTATCGTCTTCTCTATCATCTACTTCTCCGCCATAGCTAAACTTATTCTTTACATATCCTTCAACAGCATCTAACACATCTTGTGTAAAATACTTCTCAGGTTCTTTTAAGATAGCCTTAGGGTATGCTTTACCCTGTGCGGTCTCAACTCTATTAGCTGATGTAGTCCAGGCACCAGCTTGTACAGCCAGTTCTGTAAGGCCATAGTATTTGTCAAGGCCTGTGTCATAATTAAGTAAGCATTCAACTTCTTGGTTCTCCTTGCTCAATCTAGATTTAAACATTTTGACTTTAATGATACTACCAATAATATCTTTACCATCACGTTCTTTCTTCTTAGATAAGAATGCAATAGTACTAGCAGCATATTTAAGTCCACTACCACCACCCATCTCTTTCATTGGAATATAACTTCCAATCACTTCATAGACATGGTTAGTAACTATCATAGGTACTTTCAGCTTAGCTAACTTCAAAGTTAACACTCTAAAGGTACCACGAATCAATTGAGCTTTAGTCATATCTCTCGTATCGTTACCTGCTGCACTATCAGCAAGTTCTTTCTCTGAAGAGAGTATGCCAAGGGAATCTAGAACCATCATCATAGGCGGTCGTTTGCCTTCAGCAGTCTTTTCATACTCATCTAGTACTTTGATAGCATGAGTTCTAAACTGTTGTATAGATTGTGGCTCACTAAGTATAATTCTTTGTGTATCAATACCTCTACTCTCCATCATCTCTTTAGTGACAGCAGCTTCAGTATCATAGTAGACAACACCTCCAGTAGGATTGTCTATCAAAAATTGCTTTACAACAGCCAATGCAAAGAAAGTCTTACCAGTAGTAGTTTCTCCAGCAAAAGCTGTTATCTTATTATTAGGTACTCCTCCGTATATGCTACCAGACATTACAGCATTCAAGATATACGATCCCGTATCAACAGTACCAGTATACTCAGCAGAACCCATACCGTCTGCAGCAATACTAGTGTCTTCATCTTTAAGGTCTTCAGCTAAATTACGAAAAAAGTCACTCATTCAATCATCCTTTATAAACTGCAGTCAAACTATCTCCAAAAGCCTCAACCTTCTCAAGTCGGTTGGGCCAATAGATATAGTCTTTCTCAGGGTTCTTCTGTAAGTTGTTCAGCAATGGCTGAATCATATTATACAGTGTATCACATTTCTCTTGTAAAGACAACGCTTCTTTAGAAGAAACTTCTGCCTCTTGTTTTACTGATTGGACTGCATCAAGCTCATCAGCATCCATTGCTGTGAACCCAAAGTCAAAGTCCATGGTTGGTTTTACTGCCATTAGAAAAAATCCTCCAACGTTGCTTGGCCCTTCTCCATCTTCCATTGTATAGCACCACAAACAGTTCTCATTGGTTCAAGGAATGACTTCTCAAACTGAGTATCAAAGTCAATGTATCGTTCCATGTTGAACTTTTCTGGTAGACCTGTAGATACCGCAATCACATTCTCTCTTCCAGGATTAGGTACCTTTAGATAACAAAACTTAATCTTGTCACCATCATAGATTGGATTGTATATATTACCTAGACCATGATGTTCAAGTAAATAATTATATACAAGAGCTCCTCGTACGTGTATTGGTGTTCCTTTATTATAAAGGGTTACACTATTTTTATATTTATCTATTCCACGAACACCTCTAGGAAACGCAATATCCTCAAATGGCTTAGACTTGAATTCTTTTCTAAAGTCTTCAACAAACTCCACAAGAGCTTTCTCGTCTTGTGTCATAATTAACTGCATTGCAGCTTTCATCTTATCTCTACAGATCTGTGGTACAGAAGACCTTTGAGTCTCCATGCCTTGGATCTTCATGTATGGTTTCTTGAACCTAACACCTTCCATATCATGAACATGCAATGCGTATCTTTTCTTAGCAGTCCATATACCTTTATCGGCAAGAGCTTCTCGCTTCATGAACATCTTCTGTTCATATGCATTTGTGAGGTCAGCTAGTTGTTGATAACACTTATCAATGAATGGTTCAAAGACTTGTTCAGCAACCTTATCCATCCAGTCAATGATCTCTGATTGTTTTGGATCCTTGCCTTCAAATACTTTCTCTACCATCTTATCAAGAGTCAAGTACATAGAGTCAGTATCACAAGCAATCACATAGTCTATATTATCTGTCTTTAGTGTCTTGTTTAGATACTCATTGATATGCTTCTGCATCCAACGAATAGACAACTGACCAGATAGAGTTATCGACTCTGCATATCTTACATCAAACCATCTAAAATAGTTGTTACCCAAAGCACCATAAGCACTGTTAAGTTGAATCTTTTTAGCCATCTGCATGTTGTGAGCTTTAGCAATCTCTGCAGAATAGTCCTCACCAGTATCTTCTTGCTTCTGCTTATATTCGTTCATCTTGTTCTTGAATACAACTCGGTCAGAATACATCTTATCCATAAGAGTAGCCAAGAAACTTCTTTTATCTTTTGAATACATTGCACCAGAACCAGTACAAGATAGATTATGTTCTTCAAGATAATGTCTATGATTATCTAATTGACCATCTATAATCTCTTGTACAGAGACAGGTAGTTTAGTCTCATGGAATGTATCAGGTCCAATGTTATACTGCATAATCAGATGGGGATACAAACTATTCAAATCAAACGAAACAATCCATTTATGCATACCAGTCTGTGGATCTTTAACATATGCACCATCAACTCTTCGTTCTTTATCTCTAACATCTAGTTGAGGAATAACAATCTTCTTACGCCACAAATGATTGTGAATAATGATGTCCCACATACGAACAGAAGTGTATGCATCAACATAGTTAACCTTACCATCGTAAGCGATAGCATATACTAACTCAAGCAATCCAAGTTTATTTTCTAACTTATCAACAAGCTCAACGTCTTTGATATTATAGTCAATAAACTTCTGATAGTTGTTCTTATACAAACCAAGTAAGCCATCATACTCACTGTAATCTAATTTCTTCTCACCAAGCTCAACAGAAGCAATGTTATCCAATCTATATGACTCTTGTTGTACATATGTAAACTTACGATACATTACCAAGTAGTCGAGAATAGTAACGCCAATGATATCAGGTCTTACAGCTTCTGTACCATCAGTTCTACTTACAACAAATCTTCTATCGTTTATGATACCAAAAGGACTCATCTCTTGTGCATCATCAAACCCAAGTATGTTTGTAATCCTGTTAACCATATACGGAACGTCAAACATCTCTACGTTCCATCCAGTTACAACATCAGGATCCAAAGCCTTCCAAATGTCTATAAACTTTCTAAGTAGATGAGCTTCGGTCTCACACTTTACATATGTAACATTCTCATTATTGTTTTCATACTCACCACAACCAAGCACATATATCTTATCATCATTGATTATCTTCATAGTGACAGCAGTCACAGGTTTAGTTGCATCCTCGATAGAAGGAAACCCTTCATCAGCTGCAACCTCAATATCAATGTTAAGAGCTTTGATTAGACTAACATCATAGTCTATCTGCTCGCCTTCCCAAGCATCGTTGAGATAGGTGTATAGATCGTTTGTTAATCCATATAAGTTGAATCCAGAGACCTTATTGTAGCTCTTATAGAACTCTCTCTTCTCATGTATATTAGGAAAGTCCATTCTCTCAACAGGCTTACCTTTAATGGTTTTCCATCCAGTGTTACCTGTCTTAGATTCAACGAACATATATGGTTTGTACCGTATGGTGTCAACGAACCTATGTCCGTTGTCATAACCCACAACGAGTATTTTAGACTTATAAAGCCAAGCGCCAGTATAGAATTTCATCTTAGTAGTATCTCTCATTTACTGATAAAAGTCAACACTTATATTTATCAGCCCATAATAAAAAAGAGGAGCTTGCAAGCTCCTCTCTTTACATACACAAATCGTGATACCTTGTTGTGTATAATCGATGCTTGGCTAGATCGCCATGCTTTGGTATTAGTTTATTGAGTAATCTTTTTATCATATTTTTCGTTCCAATACATTTTCATTCTTCGTCTTGCTTCTGCTTCTCTAGCAATTGCAACAGAGTTGCAGAACGCGATAAACCATTTGCCTATTGACATCTACTTTCCTATCTATATCTTGTTAATGGATACAAATATTTAGAATGAAGACAATGGGTTTAGATATACCTTTTTTGGGTAGCTGTCATACCGACGAATCAACTAAACCACCAACTACTGGTGGTGCATACAAGTTTCCAAACCTATCATAGATCTGTACAATTGTATCCTGTTCACCTATTACCTTTCCGGTTTCAGTTTCTATAACATTAGTGTAGATGTGATTTGTACCTGTTTCAGTCTGCTCTTGGTGAGAGTAACCAGTTTCCAATTTAGGATGGATAGCTCCAATTGGTTGCACAGCATCAATAGATATATCACTCATGCTTCAGCAACTGCTTCCATTCTTGCTATCAAACGATCGGCTCGATTGGTTACTTGTTCGTACCACTTAGAGTCTTTCATCTGAACAGCAGCCTCTTCCCAGTCGTGCATAGCAACAGCTGATCTTAATTTTACAAATTTACTAAGTCTTGTAGCACCCATATTGAACATCATGTTAGCTAGAATCTGCTGTACTTCTTCTGGTAACTCAAAGTATCCTGGAAAGATACCTTCAGCTTCTTTGATAATAACTTTCAAGTCTTCTTCAAATACTTCAAATACTCTTTCAGGAGTTACAGCTGTTCCAACTGAATATTTGTGCTCAGGGTCACTCTCAGTTATTAAATGTCCTATACCAAACGTAGGAAGACCAAGATGATCCAAATAGATAACATCTACTCTGCCTTCATCTTCTTCCAACGTTGTTCTTAGTTTAACCATATCTACCATTGTTTTTTCCTTATGTTAGGGGCAGAAGTTTATCTGCCCCTATTTATAAAGCTATTCAGTCAGAAGTTCTGCTAGCTTTTCTTTAGGACTCTGCTCTTTCAATCCTAGTTCTATCTTTCTTGGCTTCATAGCATCTGGTACTTTTCTTTCAAACTTCAGAACAAGGATTCCATTTACGATATCACCTTCAATGACTTCAACATAGTCTGCCAACGTGAATGATCTTTGGAACTTTCTGGTTCCAATCCCTTTATGAACAAAGGTTTCCTTCTCTTCTGTTTCTTTCTTTTCACCTCGTACAGTGATGACATTTTGCTTAACTTCAACGTCGATCTCCTCTTTAGTAAAACCTGCAACTGCAAGTTCAATTGAAAATGTTTCATCACCAGTCTTGATGATGTTGTATGGAGGATATGTGGATTCTAAATGATGGGCATTATTTATCACATCTAGTTGATTAAATAGCCTGTCAAATCCTACACTGTGTTTAAAAAATGGATCATTAAGATCAAAAGAAAATAGTTGTCTATTTACCATAGGTGAACTCCTTTCAAGCAAGTTCTATGTTATGCGACCCAATATGGCATCGCATCTATAATATAGGGCTTTTGCGCTACAAAGTCAACGCTTTTTCCCTATGTTATATTTAGGTACTAACTCCCATTGATCCTTATCCTTAAATGGAATTATTTTTGTTTGGTTCAATGGAGCTACAGGTTCCGCAGTTTGATCTGGGTTGCGTAGTTCAACAAGGCCCCACTCACTCAAAAGATTTGCAATCGTGTTACGTCTTGCCACATCTTCATCTGTAAAGTTTGTTGGTTTACCATCCAATGCAAATAGTTCTTTAAAATGTACTATATAATACTTTTGCTGTTTATGGAGAATATGGCAACTTTGATAAAGTGCTCTATTCTTACGAGATGCTACACCAATCCTTGTTAAGGTCTCTTTTACTTTTAAAAAGTCTTCGTCCTGGGTGAGAGCCACCTCGACCATAGAATCAACTGATCCTACGCTCATCTGTTGTTCCTCTTATTATCTTGTTTCTGATGTTTGAAAGTTGATCAGAGGAGAGTACTTTGAGAGCTTGTTCAGCTTTCTTATTGCTATAACCATAATATAACTTCACCATCTCTAAGTCTTCTCGCTGATCATTCTTTACCCATTTAGCAAACCGCTTCTTGGATCTAACAGTATTTAGAAGAAATTCATATTGGAGAAGTTTATCTGCCTCACCATACATATTCATTTGATTGGCAGCAAATAAGGTGTCAGGAAAGTATGATAGAGCTTTATTAGCAAAGTATGGTATATATCCAGCCTCAGCAAGCTCATCATTATCAGTACCACGCATAATATTCTTTTTCTTGTGGTTTATATCATTAACATAATCAAATGGGTTTGACATTATCTACTCCGTGAGCTAGCCTCCACATGAGTCTATCCGACATTCTATCATATGTCCATCTTTTGTGCAATGTGATATCTTGATCCGACAACACGAGGTCGCCATCATCCCAATAATGATGATACATATACTTGTCTTTAAGTATGTGATCTTTAAGATACTCTTTTTCTGACTCAAAGTCAACTCCTGTTATTGAATCATAACCAAGTTGAAATTCAAATACTTGATGGAATGGAAAGAACAAACCTTTTCTTCCATACTTTTCTTGTACTAATGGCCATGTTACATCATGGTTTATATGATCAACGAAACTAGCATCGTCACTATAATTGCCCCTCTTATGACCGCAGATAACTTCCAGTTTCTCATAATAATCTTTCTTCTCTTGTGGCAGATCATCATATGCGTCTGCCATGTTTAACCAACTAGTCTTACTACCTTTGCTACCATAAACAGAGTAGAGCGTGACATATGAGTGTCTCTGGTGGTTAGACGCCTTGTTACAGTGCCAATCTAACTCTCTATCATGTCCAAAGAACCCTGTCTGTCTACCTTCTGGTGTCAGATGACCTGTGACTCTCATCACTCCTGGTGCAGCACTATAGTCTCTATATCTTTGTCTTCGTGATTCTGATTCAATCCTATTGGCCCAATCTTCTTTTGCTTCTGGACTATTTGGATCATCATACAACTCTAGCTTTGCTGTATATCCTTCTAAGTCACCTATTGTATGACAAAGTCTTTGCAAATCTTCTGGCTGCAAATCTTTTTGGTTCTTTATAACAACAACCTGATTATCTACTAGTTTTTGACCAACTTGCAACATCTCATGCTTTGTTGCAAAGTTTAATCTTATCATTTCGTGTTGGACATACATGCGTCTATTTTATCCTCCATTTCATATGATAATGCATCGTGACTAGCTGGACCTTGGTGCATACCATCTCTAGCAAAATCACAAAAGTGAGCTGAGTTAACTTTAACTCTTGTCTTAGTAATTGCAGTGGCCATTTCATTATGTGTCTGCCAAACCAACTGAGCACCTTGTTCATGACACATCCATGATATAGCTTCTTTATGTTTCATATAACGAAGTATGGATGGTTCCTTAGAGAACAGAGACATTCTTGTAAACCAATCCATCTCTTCCATTGTCATATCTTTGTTCTGGTTTCTAATCATCATAAGCAAATATCCTTTTGGAACACTCATGAATAGATCATTCCAATCTCCTATCTTTGGATCAAACATCTCTGCTCTTGAACTAGACCATGGATATGTAACTACAACCAATTCTGGTTTAACAATACCAATATATGCCTTCAGCATTCTATAGTATGTTTCAATACCACAACCAGGATTACCAAAGTTCATATATCTTTTTTCAGGCCACTTTCTTTGATGTAAAATCCATGACCACGTTTGTTCTAAATTAACGCCAATACCAAAAGTAATGCTACAACCAAGGTACAGCACGCCACCCTCTTCGGAGTGGTAATCCTCCATCTGTCCATTATCTTGCTTTCTAAACCCATTATTGTTAAAACTATATTTTATCTCAACATCTTTCCAATGTTCAACTTGCGGACCTTTTATTGGATCCTTTAACATCTTATTGAATCTATCTTCAGTATCTGATGGACACCAATCGATAGTAGTGTTACGATGTTGAAAATTGTTATTCAGTATATTCTGTGGAAATTTACATCCATAGTTGTATGTCCAGGTTGAATCATAAGGTCCATCAATAATTGGATCAACATCTATAGCTTGTGATGTGTTTCCATTGTATTCATTTTTTCTTGTTAGCCCAGTGTCTCCAGCCCACTTTTTCGAGCGGTCCCCATT